ATCGAACGGCTGTGGGCGCATATAGCCACACCCATATGGGGTTTGGCGCTTTACCTGTGCGTTAGACGGAGTAATAGGACGCTCGGTCAAAGCAGGGACAAATGACTCCGAAGTGTTAGCAAACACTTGCAAGTCACGATTAGATACCAGATGCCGCACTTGGCTAAACGCACCAAAGCCACCGCTTAGCTCGATGCTGTCATTGTCTGCACCAGAACCAACGTCAAAGTTAAAGTACTCACCAGATGCAGATGCCCAAAGATAATCAGGCTGTGCAGGAGTACCACCAAACCACAAGCGGTTTTCGTGAAATGTTACCGCCGACGGATACCCACGAACTTCCGAAAAGCTTTGTTCAAACCATTCCAACGTCGACGCAGTTGACGCAACACGGGGCGCACCTCCGCCAATTTCTGTTTGGCTTGCTGTACTGCCAGCAGTAAACTCGTATGTATTTTCGTCAATAATCTCTGCAATCGTTCTAGTGCCGTTAATTTGGTTTGCACTAAGTCCACCAACACCATCGGCACGATCAATAGTAATACTAGCACCACTTGATAAGCCGTGATGAGGATGCGTAGTGATAACTCTGGAACTTCCTGCAACCGTTTGTAAAGCATCAAACCCAAGTTGCTGTCTGATAACTCCGTAAACATTTGCCGTAACTTGCGTAGGACTTGTATAAGCTGTGATTTCACAATGAGCCTCATGTATTAAAACAAATGTACCAACGTGATTAGCAGTAAAATAATTTGCCGATGTAGTTAATGTAACACCAGTACCACTAATTGCTGAAGGAGTAATTGTCGTGCCTTGCACATGAAAGTCGTGATAAGGCTGTTGAAGCTTTGTTCCGTCAGCAGATGTGTCAAACTCATAAGTGCTAACTTCAAATGTTGTCAGTCCAGTACGAACAATCGTGCGAGGCATAAAGTTAGGGTGACAAACAAAGGTAAAGTCAGCCTGAGTTGCGTAAGTAAATTGCTCAAGATAAGCAGTCGTCCAAGGTAGTGTGGCTGAATCTACATCCTGCGTAATTGTTTGGATAAGAGATACAGCTTCAGTAATAGGGTCAATAAAAAATATTTCTAATTTTTCATTAGAGAAAGCAAATATATATTGTTCGTCATCAGAGAATACAAATGGCTCGATACGAACCTCAATGCGGTTAGCCCCAACAGTGTGACCAAACTTATATATCTTGCTAGTACCAGCGCGTTTTTTAATGCCGCCCTCACCCAAGATAAGAAAGTTAGTTACCTTCTTAGCGGCGGCTTTATACAAGTCAGTATCAACCCTAGACGTAAAAGCAGGGCTAAGCTCACCAAACTCGAAGCTGTTTACAGGGATTTTAACCTTCTGCATTAACTCCGCCTTTCGGTAATAAACCTCGATGTAACAAGCTTGCGTGTTGTTTGTTGCTGGCTATCTAGTGTCTTAGCGCGGCGCATAGCAATCTCATACTTCTGTTCCATCATCTGTATAAGATTAGGGTCACGAGCAATGCTTCCTGCAAAAACAGCCGCCATTGCATACTCAACAGCAATTGTAAAATACGAAGGCCAATCTACTTCATCGGCCCGATATGTGTAGTCTGCAACAACAGGGGTGATTGTGTTCAGATCAGTAAATACTTTGTTGCCATATACCTGATACTCAATAGGCATGTCAGATGTCGTAACCGCATGAAGCATAAGCAAGTCATTTGGTAACTGATAGGCATAGTCATAACGTCCAGTAGGAACGTCAGACAGTTTGTTCAGAACACGTTGTTCTGTGGAGAAGCGCCAGCGTGTATGACAAAGATTAGAACGAGCGATATCCTCATACATGTTTACGGCAACAAGCGCTTCAGTTGTTCCGTCTTCAAATGAAGTAATAGGCTCTGCTCCTATTAAGATCAAAGCCCGTGCACAAATATCAATAGATGAGTTTGCAATCGTTGATGTCATAGCAAGTTAGGGGGAGCCGAAGCTCCCCCACCCTTATTAGGTATTGTTGTCAAGCAACTCGTAGACACCGTTATCATCGATAACAGTTGCGCCCATCGAGAGGTATGACGTTACCAAGTGAGACACTTTCTGCGGAACGTAGTTGACTTCAGTCGTTACGTCCGAGTTAATGCCCAGACCAACAGACGAGCTGTGGTAAGCAAGGTTCTTACCAGCAGTTACGGCTGAGGTTGAGAAGATGTTGAAGCCAAGGAATTGCTTCATGGTCATGCCACCAGCAAACGGCAGGTTCTGGTCGCCAACATAATCAGAGCTTGCAAACTCATTAATGTTGAACAGATCAGCAAAACCAGCAGGGTGCATAGCGATATAACGCTGTCCGTCTTCTGGGATGTCTGCCGCACCAAAGGTTTCGAACAGAAGCAGAAGATCAGCTTTACCAACGGCACTTGAAGTGTCATTGATCTGCGTAGCGTTAGCACCTGAATCCATTGCCGTGACAAGGATTTCGTCTGTCTTACGACCCAAAGCAGCGGCGGCAGATTTAGCAACAGCTTGACGCTCGTCGATATTGATTTTCAATTCGTCGAGACGGTCAATATATTCTGGTGCGTAGAAGTCAGCCATCGTTGCTTCAACGTAAGTGTGTGCCAATTCCATGGCAGTAACGTCGCCGTTACGAGTTTTCGTGTTAGCAGAACCAGCACCGATTTTTTGGAAGCGAACAGTGCTACCAGTTACATTGCCTACCGTGCGAACTGTATTGCGGAGTTTAGACCCCATACGCTGATAAGCCATGTGAACTTCGGATTCGAACTGCTTAATGAAGGCTTGATCGATAGTATTAGCCATTTTTAATAGTCCTTATAAAAAGAAGTTAAACATAATTATCGGATTGGTTGTCCTCTTCAGCGTCAACTGGTTATCCTTTCGGGCCATCAGCTTTTACAAGGGCCTTTCACATTTATATAAATGCCTTAAATTGGATAACTTTGCAATAAAAAAAGAGGCTTGCGCGAGGGAAGCACAAGCCTCTCTACCCGTGGGAGGATGAACGGGTATGTTATTTGTATAGCTTTGCGAACCCTTCGTCAACTTGCTTAATGAAAGCAGGGTCACGTTGGTTGCTGTTCCAGTACCTTGGGTCACTCATCATGGACCGCAGATCAGCCTCGCTCAGTCGAGCAGGAGCCGTAGTATCGTTGCTCACTGGGCTATCTGACATGTTTTGCATGATGCTTTCTAACAGACGGACACCATCTGCTGACTGTCCAAGCCGCAGGATTTCACCCTGAAACTCTTCTGGAAACTGGTTTTTTGCCCACAATGCAACGGCTTCAATCCGTGCATTAGCGTTCTCACCAAGCTTTTCACGCTCTGCATCTAGGTTTGGCATAGGAATTAATGCGCTAATATCATTAAGACCTTCGACAAATTCTTCCTGTGTAAACCCATTTTTATGTGCAAACTCAGCATACCGCAGTAGAGCATCATCACTCATACTAGCAGGCACATCCTCTGGAAGTTCATACCCACCAGAAGACTCTGGCACTCCTGCCATAGCCTGCTGTTCCAACTCGCTAATCAAAGACTCGCGTAGTTCCTCCTGACTTTTACCCAGTTTGCTTTCCAGCTGAGAGTATGAAGACACCAAATCCTCTGCTGTCTTAAACTTCTCTGGCAACCACTCAGGCCGATCTGAGGCTACTGCCTCTGCTGAACCATCCTGACCTGAAAGCAATGTCTGAGTTTCAGAGGTGGCTTCAGGTGCTTCGGCTGTTGCCTCTACATTATCTGTTGCTTCACTCATTTCCTTTTACCTTTTCTGCATGTTTAATTCGTCTCTCAATGAGACCTACGAGGTAACGCTGTCCTTCAAGGTGGCGTAGTTCAGCGTCCCCAATGTTCGCGCCACTTACCGCTTCTATAGTTATAGAACGTAAATAACGCAGAACGTCTTTCCCTAAATCACTAGAGAATAATGCGGCTACATTTTGTGAAATCTTTATATCCGTTGCTTGACCACGGACAAAACCATCAATGCTTACTTTTGACATTTATCCCATTACGGGAGGTTGCTGTTGCTGTGCCATCATCTGCATCATCTGTTGCATCTGACGACGTTCCTCCTCGTCCCTAATTAAGGTATCTGGTACGCCAAACTTACGTCCGAGATACACAGCCGCTTCCTCCGAGTTAATCAGCATGTTTACCATCTCTGGCCCGAAGCGTACCGCAACCAATTCAAGGAAGCGATCAACTACAGTAATGTCCTGATTAGCTTGTGCTTGTGCAAGCGGCGATACACTACGCACTTTTACCTCACGACCATTTACAGTCGGAAGATCAATACGACCTTGCTTCTTCAGAATGTAAACCACACGCTGAAGAATAGGCTGAACCATCTCTGACATCAGACGACCAAAGGCTGAGCCAATACGCCGTGACAAATCAGCCATGCGCTCAGCTACCTCTGTTGCTGTAGCGGGGGTTTTGTTAGGGTCGCCAAGCATGTCATTATAAAGCGCACGCTTAATATTAAGGCGCATGTCATTAAGAACCAAGCCTGCCACATCAAAACTACCAGCAGGGCTAATAGGCTGAAGGCCAGCAGTCCCAGGGGTTTTAGGAATGACAGTGCCTGGAACAAGGTTAATTGTATCGACATTGATAACTCCGTCATCATCCATCTGGTAAATGCCAGAGATAGCCATCTGAGCATTTTCAAGAATCAACTCTACTGTTAGGTTAGTTGTCTTGATCGCGCTCAGTGCATTAACAAGCGGCCCACGCCCATAGGTTTCCCCAGCCGCTTTAGACCAACGGAACGCAACAAATGGGTTAGAGCCAATACCATTAAAGATATCAGCCATAATCATTTCTTGTGTCTGAAGGTCGATAACATAATAACCATACCGCTCTTCGTTTACTTTGTCGTAAAGGCGGCAGACAACTTCAAGAATCTTTGTCTTGCTATCTGGAGTTTGCTCCATCCGCTTCATTAGCTGTGGGCTAAACTTCCCTTTCTTATAGACATAAGGTAGGTCTTGATAACGGATTTCACGCTCACGATAAACATGATCGATGCGATCATTAGGTCCAGACTCAAGCACAATATGTGGCAGTGGGATAGCGGTAAAGCGAATAGGTGACACAGCATCACCTTCATCAACCATCAAGCAAGCAGTACCTACAGCCAAGTCCATAAAGCACTCATGGAT